AAAATGTATTAGATCAATGTGTCTATGTAACTGATGATTATAATAGATTGCGATCTTTAATTATTGATTGGTATGCATCTTTAAAAACATTATCTAAAGTTTCTAGAGATGCATCCAATGTATATTCATTACCTAGTGAACATATTGATGAATTGCTTCAAAGTTTTGGATATAATTATAGTTATAATTTATTTCCAAGAGAAAATAAAGCGAACTTCCTTTTAGATCTTGTTAATTTTTATAAACGTAAAGGAACGATTGAAACATTAGTTGATGTTCTTGATTATTATGGATACAGTGATTCAAGTTTAGTTGAATTTTGGTTGATTAAAAATAATGCTGGAAATTTAGTTTTCAGACCAAGAATTGTTAGAGAATCTGCATTGGGTGTTAATCTTGAATCACTGATTGAAGAAGATATTCCATATGCTTCCATGACAAATGTTGATCCACATTGGTTATATACGGCTCAACAAATAGAAGATCTAATTTCTGCGAATGAAATTAATTTGCCTTCAAAGAGTCCATATTTTTCTATGTCATTTGCAGCAAATTTAGATAGATTAAATGCTGTTATGGGTATTCTTTCTAGAGTTGCACAATATGAATATGATAGATATAATACTTCATTAGAATTAAGAGAGACTGTTTCTATACCTAGAATGGGAATTGAAACTAATTTCTTAACATTATATTTAGCATGGACTTATGTATTTCAAAGAATGTATGGATCACCTGCTCCACATAGTTCAATTGATCATATATATTATACTGGAACTCTTGAAGATGATGGTGCTTCTCCTCCTTTATTAACAAATTTGGATGACATTTTAACTGAATATGAAACTGCTGTTGCAACCATTCCAACAACTAGAGATGGTTTAAAAGCTCATTTTGAAAGTATTAACACTGATTGGAATGAAACAAATGCTAGTCATTTTCTTCATGGAGATACTACAACAGCAGGAACTATTCTTCAAGTAATTGAGCCAGATTTATATGATACAATAGAGACTTATTTTTTAAATGAAGATGAAACAAATTTAATTACATATTTGACAGATTCTTTAGATTTATGGATTTCATCTAACATATATAGTAATATACCAAGATTAATTACAACAACATTGGGGTTTGGCATTAGAGATGATGTCAAAAATATAATCAATTTCTTCAAACCATATAGATCAAGATTGAGTTCTTTTGGTGTTGTATATAGTTTAAGAGATTATCTAAGATGGGATGATGAAATTACATTTCCTTGGATGTCTCAACTTTTAGAAGAAACAGGATTATGTCCATATTATGGAAGTGGAAGTGATGCTTATGGAAACACTGATGTATCTGATAATCTTGTATTGACTTCTATTGTATGGGACCCATTTGCAGAAGATAATATTGATTGGCACAGATCTCCAACTTTATCTAATCAATCTCACACTGAATCAATATCAAATGGTCCAGTTCTTGAATACAATTCAGAAGAGTGGGTAGCAACAGAAGTTTCAGCAGGTGGATTTGCAGATTTTGATGAAGGACAATATTATGATTCACCTCATGGTTCAGATCTTTGTACAATTTATATCAAAGAATAATTTGCTACCCTTTGATTTTATTTTGAGAACAAAATAAAAAGAAATTGACTTTCACCTTCAGGAGATAAATATGGATAAAGAAAATAAAAAACCATCAGTTGTTATAGAAGCAACAGATAAATATGGCGATGTATTAAAAGCTGACATGACACAACATGAGTCACGAAGAAAGCCTGTAGGATATGTCGAAATATATGAGGTTGATAAAGATGGAAATAAACAATTAAATGGAAAATGCAATCTAGTTGTTTATCAAGGAAGAGAATGGATAGCTCAAAGATTGTTTGCAGTTAATAATGCATCAGTTACAGCTACCACACATGATCAATTTATTAGTTGGTTTGGTGTAGGATCTGGTGGAGCCGATGTTGGCGATCCATTAAATCCAGATGCACCAGAAAATACTGAAACTGATCTTCTTTCTGCAACTTTAATCAACTCTAGTGATGCAAATTGTTCTGATGATGGTTATTATCATCCATTCGATTCAGATACAATTGAATTTGAACAAGATGTTGATACAGATAGTAGATGGCTTAAAGCAAAGATCAGTGTTACTTTAGGAACAGATGATGCAAATCTCTTAGATACTGGAGATAGTTTAATAAATGAAGCTGGTTTATTTTTAGCTTCAAGTAAAGCAGATGGTTTTGCTGGACCATTTAAACTATTTGCTAGAGTTACATTTGCATCAATCGTTAAGGATAGTAGTAGAAGTTTACTATTCATTTGGTATGTTTATGTATAACAAAATAAAGGATATCTATTTTTTAGATTGTAATGAAAGGAACAATATGTAGAAAATGATTTGGTTTAATAATGTTTAAAATCTAAAAAATATGATAGGAGGAATTTATTATGGCTTCAAATCCAAGTCCAGGTGTTTATTCTAAAATTACCGACTTGTCTTCTTATGTTCAGGCAATACCTGGTACAATAGCTTTTATACCAGCTCTGACTAAGAAAGGTGAGGACAACACCTTAAAATTTATCAGCTCAAGGGCTGAATTGGTAAGTGAGTTTGGCGAACCAAATATCACTGAATATGGCAAAAACTATGGACAAGGTTTGTATTGTGCTTATAATTATCTTGGCGAATCTGGTGCTCTTTATTTCATGAGAGCCATGCCTGATGATGCAGCATTTGCAAATCTTCAAATTAATGGATCTTTTAGTGGTACAGATGCAACTGCTGCAATAACTGTTTCATATGTAGCAAGTACAAGTGCTAATTCAACATCTGAATTTAAAACAGCATTGGTTCAAACTGGAACAACTTATCCACTTTGTGTTTTAAGACCAATTGGTAGAGGTGAATACTACAATGCTTTAGGAATCAGAATTGTAACTCATTCAAACCCTCTTTTAGATGGTGTCTATGTATTAGATATATATGAAAGACAATCAGATGGTTCTGATGTTATAATTGAATCATTTGAAATATCATTTGATCCAACCGCTGTTGATTCAAGTGGTGATTCAATATTTATTGAAAATATTCTTGCATCTTATTCATCAGTTTTAAGAGCAGAGGTTGAATTAGCTTCTGGTGCTTACACTGAAGGTTATGATCAACTTGTAAGAATATATGATCAAAATATTGGTAATGTAACTGTAACTGGAACAGATGGTACTGGTGTAGTAACATTAACTGATAACAAGCAGGATTTTGAAGATTGGGAAACTACTTCTGGAACTGTTTATGCTTATTGTGTTGTTGCAATTGATGCAAAAGGAAATAAGAGATATGGTTGGTTAGGAGCAGCAAGTGGTGATGATAATGTAACTGTTTCTATATATGACAACAGAGTAATTGCAAATGGATCTGCTGGTTGGATTACAGCATCAGGCGATACATCAACATTTGATGAAAGTGGTGATGTTACTTATACAATCAAGAAATTTTATACAGAAATTTCTGAAGCTTTTACATCGTCTGAGCCACTTCCTTTAAGAAAAGGTTCTGATGGATCTTTTATTTCTAGTGGAAATTTCTCTCAAAGTGATGGAAAGCAAGCTCTTGTTCAAGCATATGCTGGAACATTAAATAGTCCAGTTGATGGAACTGATGTAGCTGATGTTCTTGATACAGAGAATGTTTATTTTTCTCTTGTATTTGATTGTGGTTATCCTTCAGATGTAAAATCACAAATTAGCTCTTTAGTCCAAACAAGAAAAGATTGTGTTGCTATTCTTGATAATGGTGATAATGCAAGTTATACTCTTGCAGATTCAACAAGAACAGACACTCATACTTTCAATAATTATTATTGTGCATTATATGAACCATATAATAAGGTATATGATCAGTTTACTGGTCAAGATATATGGGTTTCTCCTGTTTATCATATGGCATATCTTCTTCCAAGAAATGATAATGTTGCTGATCTTTGGTGGGCAGCTGCTGGTTTCGATAGAGCTTCTATAGATTCTATTAAGGAACTAAGATATAATGCAAGACAGGGACAAAGAGATCAATTCTATCTTTCACAGATCAATCCAATTGTTAAGTTTAATGAAGGATATACTCCTTGGGGTCAGCTTACTACTCAATCCAAGGCAAGTGCCCTTCAGGATCTTAATATAGTTAGATTGGTACTTTATATCCAAAGAGCTTTATCAGAATATTGTAGAGCTTTTATCTATCAACAAAATGATGCAATTACTTGGAGTTCAGTTTCTGGAGATATAATTGCATTCTTAGAAAATATCAAACAAGCTAGAGGTCTTTATTCATACAGTGTTACTGTTGGAGCAACTGCATATGAATTGAAATCAAAGACTTTCCATGTTGATATTATTCTTGAACCTACTAGAACAGTAGAAAAAATTGAACTTAATTTCTTTGTAAAATAGTTTAGTTTTTATAGAAAAAATAAGCAAAAAAAATCTCCCTGTAACCAATATAAGGTTACAGGGAGATTTTACGTTATTCTATTTACTTTTTACGTTATTCTATTTACTTTTGTGTTACTGTCAAACCTTGAAGTAAATTACTATTTCCAAGGATTGCAGCGGCACCTTCTAAACCACTACTGTTCCCACCTACTACAACATTTGAAACTTTGACTATGTCTGGATTTTCTGTTGCTGCATCAAGAATAAGTTTAAGCATTTCTATCTGCATAACTCTATCCTCACCAAGAACTGCAACCAAAGCTTTCTGTCCAAGAGCTATTTCCTGATCTCGGAGTTTCTGACCTTCACCCTCAGATTTAAGTTGAGATTTTCTTTTCTCTGCATTGGTAGCATCAACCTCAACCTGTACTAACTGATCTTGACTATTGGCGAATGCTTGAGCATTTTTAACATTCTTTCTTTCTTCCTGTGCCAATTCTTCTTTCTGATATGCAGCTATAAGTTGATCAGCAAGTTGAGCTCTAAGTCTAGCTACTAATAGCTCTGGTGGAATAGCAGGTTCTGCTAATCTTACCTCTTTAAGATTAATTCCAGCTTTGTAAATTTCAGGACTAAGTTCTGTTTCAATCTTATCTTCTAATTCACTCCTTCTTTCAATAAGATCAAGTACTTTTGTCCCAAGTTCTTCTGCTGATGTATCTACTTCTGATGTATCTACTTCTGATTGTTCAATATCAAATTCATCAACTGCTCTTCCAATTACATTCCTTACAACAGATCTTACAGCAGGTGTAACAATGTTATTTTCTGCTTCAAGTATTCCTCCAACTGATGCTACTACAAATGGTGCATCTTCAGGATCTATTTGTACTAGTATCCTTAATTCTTGAGGAACAGACCATCCTTCAACTTTACAAAATACTGCTGTATCCGCTGCTGTTTCTGGTGTGACAATATCATCTGAAATTCTATTTTGAGTAATATTTCCTTCCTGATCAACATCAAGATCAATAGAGCTTTTTAAATAGCCTCCCTCATAAGAAAAAGTCTGAACTCTTGTAGGAACCATTGTATGTTGATATGCCATTTCATTAAGATACCATGTACCTGGCATAACAGGTTCATTCCAAATTCCAATAGCTCCTTTTTCTACAAGAGGGACAGATAGACCTTCTAAATCGTCATTTAATATAGGGCCTGCATCCATATTCTCCTGAACATTTGATTTGATTACTGCTACATATCCTGCTTCTACTGATAATGCCTTATGATTTGTATCGACATTAAATAAATATCTATTAATCCTATATTCTGCTGGTGTTAATACTGTAAGTTGTGGACCTTTTTGAATTCGAGGACTTCTTATATCATCTTCTAGATCGCCTCCCATAGCATAAACTGCATCAAGCATCAATGCCTCTTCACCTTCAGGCCATGCATCAGCTATATATTGTCCATCTCTTAAAGGGGCTCCATCTTTAGCTGTTAGTATTGCATAGTGACCTTTCGGTACAGTAACCATATCAAGTTGTTCAACATCATATAGAACATTTAACAAGAATTCAAATTTAAATCCAGGTCCAAGGATTCTTGCTTGAGGACCTTTTTCACCAGGAAGTGCAAGTACTCTACCTGCTGGAAGTGCAGAACCACCATAAATCCTTTTTAGATGACCAACTTTATTTGGATCAATAATAACAAATGATGTAGAAATAAGTAATAGAACTGAAAGACAACAACAGCCTGATACAACTCCGATCCTTATGATTTTACTATGGTTGATTTGTTTTGGTAAAAACATATAAACTAATACACCAACAACTGCTAATATGATTGCAATTAGTACTAATCCCATAATGTATTTCTCCTTTTCAATTTAAATTAACGATTCAATAATTCACTTAACTACAATGTAACTCTCTAAATATCCCTCCATATATTAGTGAGTTTGGTTAAAGATTATAATTTACATACAACGATTTATATTCGTTTAAAGGTTATGGATATTTTATAATATCCTTCATGTGATTTGATCTGAATATCAGGAACTATATTACCATCAGATTGAAATTCACATTCAATTGGATCTGGAACATCAATATTTATTTCATCCAATTTATCATTATTATTTTTAGATACAGGAGATTGATGTTCGAGTTGTAAAATGTTTGTATCAAAATCTTTTCGTAAAAATTCTTTTGTTGGAATTTCTTTATAAAGAGGATTACTGAATTTTAAAGTTTTATTTTCTTTAATTAAAACTCCAAAACCATCTGGACCCCATATATTATAAATTTCCTTTAGTCGTTTCAGTGTTGCTGATTGAGCAATTTCTGTATAATTTTTATATTCTTTATATGTAAATTCACCTGTTTTTTTAAGTAACATAAATGCCGACATGGTATACCACCAAATATCAGGCAATGTACATGTTTTTGTTGATGGATGTAACTTGAATTCAGCATTTACTAAATCTTTTATATCTGCTGTTTTCAGTTGACTATTTATCCTATACAAATAACTTCTTTTCCATTTACATCTTAACACATAACCATGACCATCAGGTCCATATGTTTTATAAAAATGATTAAGAAGTTTTGGTGTGGTTGATTGTGATACATCTGTAAAAGATTTTGTGAGAATTGTTGGATCTAGTAAACCATCTGGAAAGTTTAAAAGTTGTTTAAATGCATTTTCAGAAAATCTATTGAATGATGAACCTTTTCCTTTACTTCCGTTTTTTGATGTATAGAATCTGATTTTCTGATTAAGATAATCTTTTCCGATTTCATCCAAATGTTCTGGATGTGTCGGACAATAATAATGCTTTTTGTTGATAGTTTCTTTTACAAAGAATTTTTTGTTTTGTTTATAAAATGATGAAATAATTGTACTTATATGTTCTTGGCCATTAATTCTATTAATTAAAAAGTATTTATATAGTTCATCAATTGACAATCCTTCAGCGGTGTCATATGCTCTCGTATATCCTGATTTATATAGTTCATGTTTTACATCAGATATATTTGCTAAACATATACATATCTGCTCAACTACATTCTTAATACTCGCCATTCACATTTCCTTTCATATTAGATCCCATTCATAATAGGACCTTCATTTAAAGATTCCAACTTCCATTCTCCTTCACAATATATCGCTGCTACTTTTGATGGTTTATGAAAAAATGCATGTATCTGCCCTTTATCTTGACTAGGCCATGAATAAAATTGCAAATCCAATGAATCTTGAAGACCTAATTTTTGAATGGCCTGTTCTTGTAATTCAATGAATGGACTTAAATTCATATTAACTGGATTAATATGAGATTTAGCTTCTTCCTTTACTTTATCCAACTTAGCTGACAATGCAATTGTTGCATTCAAAGCATCAACTAATACACCATTAATTTTTTTAATCTCTTTCAAATCTTTATCTTTCATAAAATACTCCTAAAATTGTTTAATCATTTGTGCATCTTCCCAAGGATTGTATATTTTTGGTCGTGCTTTTTGTCCACATTTATCACATGTTAAATATGAATCTCTTTCAACAATCCTTGAAAGAAGCTCCTTTTCTTTTTTACCTTTAAATGTCCTTATGCGATATTCAAGTTTCCATATTTTATCTATAGGTTTTTTACAATCTTGACATATCCTAGTTGTTTGTTCTCGTTCAAAAATATTCTTATATCTATATGATGTTGATCCCATGTTTTCTCCATTTTTGAAATAGGTCTTCGACACAATAAGTGAGAACATAATATAAATCTAACTTAATTGAAAGGAGAAATACATTATGTCTGAAGTAACTGAAAGCTACAATGCACAGGTTGACGCTCTTAAAGCCGATATGGAAGCTTTTATCGAAGCCGCAGAAGCTGGAGCAGATGGCCGTGGAAGTAAGGTCAAAGCTCTTGCTGCCAGAAAGCTAAGTTCAAAGATTGGAAAATCTATGAAAGAATTTAGATCTATTTCTGTAGCAAACGATAAAGCTAAGTAATATCATTAATCTTTAACCTAACCACAATAGAGAGGGGGTTTCTATCTCCTCTCTATTTTTTTCCGCAAACTGTCTGATTGTCATCGAATCAGATACATCTGGCATTCCAACTACCCCATCATCTTCTTCCCAAAATACATTATTATCATCAAACCTTTCGAATGAATCCCTCATGTCTGAAAATTTATTAATTAATTCTGGTATCGATGAAGTAACCTCATTCATCATTTTTAATGATTCCGATCTTTTTTTGCATTTAGAACAATACTGTTTATATGCTGTACTGTATCTATTTTCTAGATCGCCAAATGGTCTTTCAATCTTATGATTTTCCCCACAACCTGGACAATTACAATAAATTATTTTACTCACATTCACCTCCTTAAATTATTAAATTAAAAAAATTCATAAGTATCTCTATCATTTATTTATATATATAACTCAATGGTTTTATCAATAAAAAATTGAGAACAAATTAAAAAAGATTAACTTGGTTTTGAGATTTTTTTGAGAACAAATAATAAAATTAATACGTTTAACATTAAATTGAAAATCATGGTTAAGTAAGTAAACCTTACAAGGAGGATATTTATCATGGCAATAAAAAATAGTTTTTCTGGTCTAGCTGGTGCTAATAACACCATGAGTAGAAGATTTGGAAGCACAATTGGTGGAGCAGAACCTTATGTAACAGGTACATTTGGAGTGTGGTTTGATAAGCTACCTGCTATGTTACCTGCGTATGTTGCAAATGAATCATCAGGTGCTCTAAATGATGCACAGATTAAATCAATCTTAGCAGCATCTTGTACTGGTGTTACACCACCTGGTGGAACATTAAACAAAGTAGAATTCACAGGAACTGGTGGAACTAAATGGTCAGTACCTGGAAACATTGATTATGGAAATTCTGTTTCTTTCAAATTCTTTGAAATGAATAATCTTCCAATTATGTCTATTATGCACGCATGGGTTAAATTAATTCGTGATTATAGATATGGCGTTTCTGGAATAGTTGATGGAGAAGAGGCTAATTATTCAAAGGCTACATATGCTGGATTAGCTTATTATTGGACCACTTCACCTGATGGAGCTACTGTTCAATACTATGCAGCTTACGATGGACTTTTCCCAGGCAAAGATCCACAAGATATGATGGCTAGTGATGTTGAAACTGTTGGTAAAGTTGACATAGAAATTGAAATGAATGTTGATTATGCATGGCATGAGCCTTGGGTTAAAACTAAGTGTCAGACATTTGCTACTACTTACAGTGCTGCTTCTAAAGAAGCTATAGATAAATACAGTGGACAATAGGAGATATAATATGTCTATAACAAATAAAGTGTTGAAGCTTATCGCTGGTCAAAAGATAGTTGAATCAAAACTACCAAAGGCTGCAAAATTACAACTATTGGAATTTGTTCAAAATCAAGCATCTGAGATTCAATTAAAATCTTTTATGCTTGATGGAGCAGTTATCAAACAACCTGATTCTATAACTGAAGGTGTTATTGAAGATAGATTTGAAGCTTCTAAATATGTTCAGGAAGCTGGAGTTATTGGAAATCTTCTTGGATTATATTTCGCAGCTCCATTATGGATAGCATGGAGATCATTGGGTGCTTTGTTAAGTAAAGCAAAACAAAGATGTGGAGTTATAAGAATATCACAAGATAGAGATGCATGTATAATTAAAGCCAAAATGCAAATGGTTCAGAAGAAAATTGAATTAATCAAGAAAGCATCGGGTGATTGTGACAAAGCAAAAAATGCAGAAAAATGTTCAGAATCTGCTAAAAACCAAATTTATAAACTCAATTTGAAAATTGAAAAATATAAAGAAAAGTTACAGAAATTAGCAGACGCAGGAAGAAATTCGGGAGATTCTAAAGGTAATGAACCATCAAAAGGTGCAAGGCTTATATAGTTAAATGTACTAATTGAATAAATAAAAATACAGATCGAATAAAAGGAGATTAAAATATGGCCGGTTTCAAAGGATTTAACGTGAAGTATCCTGAATATGAGGTAATTACACCTCAGACAAAGAATTCGTTTTTTGTCAGATCATTAACAGTTCAAGAGGAAGAACATTTGAAGGGAAGTCTTGTTACTCCTACAAAAGTAACAGATCATCTAAATCAATGTCTTTTTGATTTACTAGTCAAAAAACCTGATAAGATTAAAGACTTTAGTTCTTTTTTGAAATCAGTAACACTTAAAGATAGAGATGCTTTACTATATGGTTTATATCATATTACTTATGAAGAAATAAGGAATTATGATATTACATGTTCAGCATGTCAAAAAGATTATTCCGTATCTACAAAAGCTTCAGATACATTTGATATTCTTCCATATGAAGGAAAAGAACCAATATTATCCAAACGAACAAGTGTTCCTCTTAAACTTACTACTGGTGTAACAGCTATTATTAAACAGCCAACTTTATTTGATGAAGTTGAAGCTTTAAGAGAATTATCATCTAGACCTGGTTCAACTATTGATGTTATAACAGACATCCTAATAATTGATCAGTTCACTCAAACAGGCGAAGCTGAAAAAGAACCTGTTATATATGATGATCGTGTAGATATATTAGATGCTTATCTTTCTCTACCTTCTAAGGATAAGAAACTTATTTTTGAAACCTATAAAGAGGAGTTTGGAAAATATGCTGTATCTCTAAAGATGAGATCATTTTGTCAGCATTGTTCAAACGAGGAGGTTATAACCATTAATATGGTTAACAACTTTTTTCGTGCATTGTATGGCGAGTAGCAAAATAGACAGATTTAGATCAAGTTTACATGACAATGTTTATTCATGTATGGAATTAAGCAAACAATCATGGGATGATGTTATGAACATGCCAGTTCAAAGATTACATGATTATCTTAAATGGAAAACTGATCTAGAAGAAGAAAAACAAAAACTAATTAAAGAAAGGACCGGAGGTACTTAATAATGGCAAACCTTTTAGACCAATTCAAAGAGAAAGTAAGTGGATCGGCTGGAAGAATTGTTGACTTCGGTCCTAACATGTCTTCAAATGGTGATTTCAATTATCTAACAGATTTTGAAGTTATAACTTCTTCTTGGACTCATTTACTTCAGACTCCAAGAAGAAGTTACATTGACGATCCAGAATATGGAAGTGATCTAAGAAAATTTGTTTTTTATCCAGCCGACACACAAACAATTTCATCAATAAAAACTGAAATAAAATCTCGCATTGCTATGTATGATAATAGAGCTTCTATAGCTAATATAGAAGTTAGCTTTCTTTCTAATAGAAAAGGATTTGTTGTTGATATTGATGTTAATTATTCTGGTGAATTAGGTAGTTTTCGTTTAGTTGTAAATGAACCATTTTAAGGGAGACTCAAATGCAAAATTGGACTAGACAATATAGCTATATACATGATTATCAAAATCTAGTATATGACTACTATTCAAAACATGCAATTGCATTTCTTACAACATACTGGAATATTGATTCTGATAATACCGTTTGGGATAACACTGATATGCTAAATGGATCTTATGAAAGAATTGGAGATCTTTCTGGTATTAAATATAATAAATATTTGCTATTGCCTATATATTTTCCAGATGAGATTTCTACGGCATTTGATGGACAAAATATAGGTCAAATAAAAAATCAAGAGACAACTGTTGTCATTCCATCTACATATGGAATAACTCCATTACCTGGTGATTTCATCAAACTTGAACAAGAATTTTTAAAACCAACTAATGATATATATCCATTGTTTGTTGTATCTGGTGTTGAAATACATCCAAATACTGATAAACGATTTTGGAAATTAAAATTAAAGGTTTTTCAAAGTAGAACAACTACAGAGATAGATGATCAGCTTGAAGAAACTTATACGTTTTTTGATTATGATAAGACTATTCATACAATAGCTGATTCTATTATTTTAGCTCGTTTGTTATCTAAAAGCTCATCTTTAAAAGATAGGCTACAACTTCAATTCGATCAAAATAGTGGTCTGCTCTCTTTATAAAGGATATAAATTATGACAATTTCACAAGATGTATATTTATCTAGAGATACAATAAGAACTCAATTAGTTGAGCAGCTTAAAAACTATATGGAACTTGAGAATGTTGATCTTACAAAGACATCATTCTTATCTTATGTTATTGATTCTTTATCATCACTGACATCTAATATTTTATTTTATCAAAGTAATATATATAAAGAGTTCTTTTTAACACAAGCCCAACTTCCAGAAAGTATTTACAATTTAAGCTCATTCCTTGGATATACACCATCAGAAGCAAACTATGCGTCAGCAAATGCATTGGTTACAATACCTCTTACTTTTGATTCATATCCAGTTAATATAAATCTTGATTCTGGTTTTAAATTTCAAACAGGAGATTCCATACCATTTGTAACATATTATGATACAAATATAACAGTTTCTAGTATATCTTCTGTATCTGTAGAAGTTACATTATCAGGACGAACTTATAATCTTCCTGTTATTGTTGATAGTACATCAGATGTTCAATTTCAATTTGTTCTTCCTGTTAGACAATACACATCAAGAAATGTTGAATTTCAAATTGATTCTGATATAGAAACATATCAATTTCCTGATCATGAAATCACTTTGGATGGTAAACTTTCCAATATAGATGTTAATATTTTACCACAAGGTGCTGAATTAGAAAATGCAATAGCATATACTAGATTTAATAGTCTTTTCTTAATGTCAGCAACTGATTATGGTTATGTTTTAAGACGTACTGTTAATGGAAGAAATATAATGTTTGGTAATGGTTTAATTGGAATCCAACCAGATGCCAATTCAACTGTATATGTAACTATTGAAGAAACTCTTGGGGCTGGTGGAAATGTTATTGCAGGAACAATAACAACAGGTGAAAGGATGTACGAAACAACAAATAATTCTCTTGTAAATTATACAGTTATAAATCCTTCTCCAGCTACTGGTGGAACTGATGAAGAAAGTACTCAAGATATTAGATCAAATGCTATAGCAAACTTAACATCATTAAATAGACTTGTAACAGAAGATGATTATCAAAATATTAGTACTATTATTACAGATGTTCCTTTTGCTGGAAATACAATTCCTGTTTTGAAAAGATCTGATTTAAAAGTAAATGAAATACAATTATATACTTCTTTATTGTTTGATTCTGATTTAGTCCCAACTAAAAATATTTATCATTCTATAGATTCGACTGCATCTCTTACAATTTCTAGAGGTGATATTATACCATTTGATGGATCTGATTATATATCTTTATTCAATTTAACTGTTGATACAATGAATACTTCAGCAGAATATACTTATGTTGTAACGACTATTAATGTAACTCCAGATCTTGTTTCAACATCTACATATGAATCTGTTGATGATTTTGTAGTAACAGCTAATGAATTAACAATTTCTAATATTGACTCAACTGCATTTTTTGTATTATCTTATTATTCAGATGAAGTAGATCTTTCTGGACTATCTTGTGAAATGACAATAGTTGGAAATGATCCATATGATATGGACAATTCAATAACAGCAGAAGGTGGAACATTTACAACAACAATTGATTATGTGGATGTTCCATCAGGGACATTAAATATTACTTTTAAATTCTTTGAAAGTGCAAGAGAAAGGACAGAATATTCAACAACCGCTATATTTAAACAAAATCTTGAAGAATTCATGATGTCTAATGTAATGGATGATACAACAGCATATATTATTTATGATATTCCTGTTATCTTAGCTTCTTATTATAAT